GGCAAAGGGCTACATCAAGGGTAACCAAAAGAAGGAGGAATTCTTCAAGCTCGTCAAGCGAACCACCAACCCAACCACGGTTTACAAGAAGCAGAAGCTCGATCGGGATGACATTCTCGACATTACGGACTTTGATGTTGTTGCTTGGCTGAAGGCTGAGATGCGCCTCATGCTTGATGAGGAGATTGCTCGTTCTGTGCTTATCGGCGACGGACGTACTCCTGATGATCCCGACAAGATCAAGGAGGATTGCGTTCGTCCAATCCTCAAGGAGGATGATCTTTACGCTATCAAGAAGGAGGTCCCGGCTCCCAAGCAGGCTGGTGACATGCCTTTCCTTGAGGCGGTCCTTCGCGTTCAGGACGAGTACGAGGGTTCTGGTGCTCCTACGCTCTTTATCTCCAACTCAGCTGCTGTTGACTTGCTCCTTTCTAAGGACGCTATGGGACGACGCTACTACGAGAATTACTACGCTCTTGCTGCAGCCCTTGGTGTTAGGAATATTGTTATTGTTCCGCAGTTCAAGGACGTTACCGAGGGCGGGAAGCACTTGCAAGCCATCATGGTTAATCTGAATGATTATTCGCTTGGCACCGACCGGGGCGGTCAGATTTCCATGTTCGACGACTTCGACATTGATTACAACCAGCAGAAGTACCTGCTCGAGACTCGCTACTCAGGTGCCCTGACTAAGATTCATTCTGCCGTTGTGTTCTTCGGAGCAGCTTCCACCCCGGGGCCCGTTAACCCGAAGCCTGCTGGCAACGAATCCTGATGAAAGGTTGTAAACGACATGGCTAAGTTTCATGGAAAAATCGGTTACGCCGAGTTCGAAGAAACAAGTCCTGGCGTTTACACGGAAACTATAGTCGAGCGTGATGCTCGAGGCGACGTGACTAGAATGGCTAGGATACTTCATGGCGGAGATGTTGTTAATGATAACATCTCATTTAATAACGAAATTTCTGTTGTTTGCGATGCCTATGCCATTCAACACTTTTCATCCATTCGCTATGTCTTGTACATGGGGACCAAATGGAAAGTTTCAAACGTCACGGTCCAGCGACCAAGACTGATTCTAAATTTTGGTGGAGTCTACAATGATTGATCGTCTCGAGCTTCAGCAAGCATTAGAAGACATAGTTGGCGAAGGAAGAGTTTACTTTCAACCACCTGCTCAATTTAAGTTATCGTATCCTTGCATTGTTTACGAGCGGGACTCAATCAAGACAGAGTTTGCTGATAATGACCCGTTCGCGCATAACAAAAAGTATTCGATAACGGTTATTGATAAGAATCCTGAAAGTACTCTTCCCGATGCTGTGTCGGAACTAAGGTTGTGCTCTTTTAGCACACATTTTGTGTCTGATAATCTTTATCACGACGTATTCACTCTATATCTTGAAAGGTAGCATCATGGAAATCAAGTGGGATGAGACCGGGAAGCGGCTGTACGAGACCGGTGTTAGCAATGGTGTTCTTTATGTTGACAAGACTGCGGTGGCCTGGAACGGTTTGACCGGAGTTTCTCTCAACCCTGAGGGTGCCGAGGCCAAGGCTCAGTACGCAGACAATATTAAATACTTGAGCATTACATCCGCCGAGGAATTCAAGTTTACTATTGAGGCCTTCACCTATCCGACCGAGTTTGAGGAGTGCGACGGCTCTATTGCGCCGTCTGCGGGCCTTTCCATCGGTCAGCAAGATCGTAAGATGTTTGGATTCTCTTACGTTTCACTTATTGGCAACGACGTAGATGGCTTGAGCCATGGTTCTAAGTTGCATCTGATTTATGGTTGCCTTGCTGCTCCTTCAAAGAAGGAATACAAGACTGTTAACGATTCTCCTGAGGCTATTAGCTTTAGCTGGGATGTCACGACGACGCCCGTCGGTGTTGATCTGGCGGGTCAGAGCATCAAGCCCACCGCGCATCTTAGCATTGACTCTTCGATCGCCAATAAGGATGCTTACAAGAAGTTGACTGACATGCTTTACGGCCGAGGGAGTGGAGGAACCGCACGGCTTCCCGAGCCGTCGGAGGTTATCAAACTTTTCAACACGCCTGGCGGCACTGGGCACTGATGAATTACAGATAGGATGAGGGAATGCTTGAACTGCAGACTCAAGATCAGGAATTTTATGATGATGAACATGGCTTTATCGAAATTCCTGGTGGTAGTTATGTACTAGAGCATTCCCTCATCTCGGTCTCTAAGTGGGAATCCAAGTGGCATATTCCTTTTCTTTCGACTGAAGAGAAAACGGACGAACAAGTTCGAGACTATGTAAGATGTATGTTTGTAAAGCCGCCCAAGCATAAAGACGCTTATCTTTACTTTTCGCTCGAAACCATTCGAGAAATTGCTGAGTATATCAATGAGCCAATGACGGCGACAACTTTTTCCGAGCTTAGCAAACGAGGCGGGTTCCAGATAATCACGAACGAAGTGATCTATTATTGGATGGTCGCTTGCAACATTCCATTTGAATGCGACAAATGGCACCTCAATCGACTTCTGACGTTGATTAAAGTAGTTTCCTTGGAAATGAATCCGAAGAAACAGATGGATACAAGAGACATCCTGGAACAAAACAGGCGCATCAATGAGATGAGAAAGAAGAAGTACAATACCAATGGTTAACGATATTTCATTTGAAGTAAAAAGTGATTTGCCCAAGATGGAATCATACATGAAGAAAGCAAAATCATTGGACGTTAATTCTCTTCTTTTTCGTTGCGGCGAACAGGGCGTTTCTGCGCTGCGGTCATCAACCCCAGTTGAAACAGGAAAGACTGCCGGGTCTTGGTCTTATAGCGTTACTAAACAGAAAAATGGCGCTAAAATAGAATGGCATAATTCTAATGTCAACCATGGTGCGAACATAGCTATTATTCTTCAATATGGTCATGGAACTAGGACAGGTGGCTACGTTCAAGGGAGGGACTACATAAACCCAGCGATGCGACCTGTCTTTGATGGCATGATTGAGGATATAAAGAAAGTGGTGAAAAGCTAATGAGCACTATTGAAAATCTTGTAGTCTCGGCAAAACTTGATAGCAATCAATACAAGGCTGGCGCCGCTCAAGTTATTGATGCTACCAAAAAGATGAAAGACGGTCTCAAATTTAACAAGTCCGTCGATGGGCTCAAAAATGTTTCTGACGCTGCCCGGCGCGTCGATTTGAGTTCTATGGCACGAAATGTCGAGGCATTAAACGGTAGATTTACCACATTTCGAACAATCGCTATGGGCGCTTTGTCCAACATTGCTTCCACCGCTATCGTTTCTGGCGCCAAGCTTTTGCATTCTTTCGCTGTTGAGCCGATTAAAGATGGTTTTCAGGAATACGAGCTAAAGCTTAACTCGATTCAGACGGTCCTTGCCAACACGGCTCGCTATGGCACAAGCCTCAAGACGGTTAACCAGAAGTTGAATGATCTTAACACTTATGCGGATAAGACCATTTACAACTTCGCAGAAATGACGCACAACGTAGGTTTGTTCACAAACGCAGGTATGCGTGTTGAAGACGCAACATCTGTTATTAAGGGCTTCTCGAATGAGGCCGCTGCATCTGGCACCAACGCCACAGGAGCGGCTAATGCTGCCTATCAGCTTTCTCAGGCTTTGTCTGCAGGTAAAGTTATGCTTATGGACTGGCGTTCTCTTCAGAACGTTGGAATGGGCAACAAGAACATGCAGAACGGTTTGCTCGAGGTTGCCGAGGCCATGGGCAAGGTCCAAAAGGGAGGCGCTAAAGCTAAGGCGATTCAGAAAGATTTCAACGGATCGCTTAAAGATGGTTGGTTGACAGCAGACGTCATGACAAATTATCTGAAGATCATGGGCAACGAGATGTCCGTATCTCAGATGAAGTCGCTTGGTTTGTCTGCAACCCAGATTAAGGCTTTTCGGGCTCAGGCGAAAACTGCCGAAGATGCAGCTACGAAAGTTCGTTCGTTCACCCAGCTCGTTGGCACTGTAAAGGAAGCTATTGGTTCTGGGTGGGCCGAAACATTTGAGCTTTTGATTGGTGATTTCAATCAGGCTACTGATCTTTGGACTGGAGTATCGAATCATCTTGGCAATCTTATTGGCGGGATTGCAAACGCTAGAAACAACTTCTTAAAAGACTTTGTGAACGCCGGTGGTCGAGATGCTATTCTTGGCACAATCGGAAACATTCTGCAGCCTATCCAAGTCGTCTTGTCTGCGATCGGAAGAGCTTTCCGAAACGTCTTCAAGCCTTTGCAGGGCGCGCAAGCTGCTGGAGTCTTTAAGTTCTTTGAGACACTAACTTCGCATCTTCGATTGACCGCTAAGACTGGAACAGCCATCGAAAAGGTGTTCACGGTATTGTTCCGGGTGATTCACCTTCCGATTGATGCGCTCAAACTTCTGTTTATAGTGGTCAAGTCCGTATTTAATGGCATTAAGACTAGTGTCGAGTTTGTCATCGACGTTTTCAAGAAATTTGGCGACGCGGTCAAGTTTATCTTCCAGCCAATCTTCCAAGCCAAAAGTGTACAAGAAGCTTACCATAAAGTTCTTCAAAATGGAAGCGTAGTCGTTGATTCGTTCCGCAATGCTATCGACAAGATAAAGAATTCGCTTCCTTCTTTCAACGCCATCCTTGACAAGACAAAGGTGGGTTTTGAAAGCTTAAAGGACCTCGTCACAAAGGCTGCGGCAGCCATGCCCTTCCTTTCCCAAGCGATGGGATTTGTTGAAAGAAATGCGCAGCGAATTGGCGAACGTGTCATCGACATCGCTGGTGTCACTGCCAGAGAGCTTCCAAAACAACTAAAGTCTTTTGCGGAGCACGAGCATATTGTCGAACGGTCTCGAGCAGCGTACGAAGTCTTACACCGAGCTGCTGGCACTTCTCTTTCTGGCCTGAGCAGCTATCTTGACACCGCCAAGCAGAAAGCTAGCGAATATGCAGCAGTAGCAGTCCTTGCTTTCAAGCGAGTTCAACAGTCATCAATAGCTCAACGTATCGCTACGATGCAATTGCCGTCGGTGTTCCAGTCTATTTCGAAAGCAATGTCTGGTTTCACCGGAACTATCAAGGTTAAAGCTCCTGAGATTTCCAGCGCTGCTGTCGATCGTATGCAATTTGCGTACGAAGCTCTCAAAGACAAGGTTTTCGAGTATGCAGCCGTTGTTGAGCATCGTCTACCAACGGCGCATCAGGTACTTGATGCAGGAAGGATTAAGCTAGAAGAATTCAGGCTTGCTTTGGCCATTCTCGAAGCAAGATTCCCAACTTTCTCAGCAGCTGTCACTGCGGCTAGCGCTAAGATTCGCGATCTCATGGGCCAAGCCTTTGAATTCGTTGAAGCTAAGCTTGCTACGTTCTCGGTTTCTATGGCAACCACTAGCGACATTGCTCAAATCAAGTTTGGGAACGCGCTTGGGATTGCCAAAGGCAAACTTCAAAGTCTTGCATCGACTTTTTCCGAAGTCGCGCTTGCAGCAAGGACCAAACTGGGTCAAGCTATTGGCTTTGTGGTTCGACAATACAATGCGCTTCGTGGTGTTGCCGGAAATGCTGGCGCCATGGGTAAAGCTAAAGCGATTGAGGGGTATCAGTCCGGACTCTCCAAGCTCCAACAATCGCTCTCCGTTGCAAAAATCAAAATGGAAGTTTTATCGGCATATGCCGATAAAGTTGCCGCGTCTGTTAAGCGCGGCGCTTCCAAGATTAACGCAACTTTTGGCTCCGCGGCAAAATCGGCTGCAGCATCAGTGAAAAGTGCTGCTGCTAGAACATCCGCATCCATCAAAGCCATGGGAGGTCTTGAGGGAGTCTTTGACAAAGTTGCTTCTAAGGTCCGAATCGTTTGGGCATCGGTCGCTAGTTTTGGCACGAAAATCAAAACCGTGCTCACAAATGCCTTTGCGGGCTTCAAGCAAGTTGACTATCGAGGACTGTTCAACGCTGCTACTTTGAGCATGGTTCTTGTTCAGGTTCGAAACTTTACAAAGATGCTTTCAGGAGCGGTCGAAGGAACGAACAAGATCAAGTCATCTGTAGCAAAGACAATTGGTTCCGTTGGAGACTCCATCGGTGCTTTCCAGAAGAGCGTCAAGGCCGATGCGCTCATGACAATCTCTAAAGCTGTAGCCATCTTTGCAGCTTCGCTCATTCTCCTGAGCTTGATCAAGACGAACAATCTTATGACCACGGTCACCGTCTTGTTCATTGCATCAAAGATGCTTCCGGCAGTCATGGATTCGCTGAAGGGTTTGACTGCAGCTACCGTATCGCCTACAAAACTTCTAGGAGTAGCGGTTGCTGTCATGGCTGTTTCGATCGCTATCACAGTCATGGCCGGGGCAGTTAAGAAGATGGCCGGAATCGATCTTAAAGGCATGGAAAGTGCTCTTTTGGGCTTGTTCGGTGTCATCACAGCTTTGTCGTTCTTCATGAACAAGACTGATCTGTCAGGCAGTTCGGTTCGAAACGCTCTTGGTTTGATGGTTCTTGGCGGGGCTCTTTATGTCTTCGCTGGGGCTGTTCAAAAGATGGGAAGCATTCCAGTCGACACATTGAAAGTTGGTCTTCCAGTCATGGCTGCTTTGTTGGCTATGATTGGATACTTCACTCAGATTGTAAAAACTGACAAAGTGCTGTCTGTGTCCATAGCGA